AACGACATACAAGGCATCATCCGACACATTGAAGTCAACAGCAACGCAGACCACGCCTATGACAACGCCTTTGACTATGCTGTGAGGATGGGATGGGGTTATGTGCGTGTCCGCACAGACTATGTGTCTGAGGATTCGTTTGACCAAGAAATATATATTGACCCAGTAGACAACCCGTTTACTGTTTACTTTGACCCTAATTCAATATTGCCAGACGGCTCAGACGCTGAGAGATGCTTAATCACCACAATGATGAGCAAAGAAGTGTTCCGCTCAATGTACCCAGACAATGATGACGGCACATCGTTCACCCAGCGCGGTACGGGTGATAGCCAATCAGAATGGATTACAAAAGAAGATATACGCCTAGCAGAGTATTACTACACAGTTCGTGAAAAGGCTAAGTTATACCTATTGAGCGATGGTTCTAGCACCTTTGCTGATGACAAAGACTTCTTCAACCGCCTTGCTATGGCTGGTATTACAGTCATTGACACACGCGAATCGTTTAAAAAGACCATCAAGTACAAGAAACTAACCGCTATTGAGGTTATCGAAGAGCGAGATTGGGCAAGCCGTTACATCCCTATTGTTCCTGTTTACGGGCGTCATGTGGTCATTGGTGACAAGCGCAAGAAGTTTGGCATGGTGCGCTACGCCAAAGACAGCCAGAGAATGTATAACTTCTGGCAAACCTCAATTACCGAATCCATCGCTCTCGCACCAAAAGCCAAGTGGGTTATGGCAGAGGGTCAAGACGAGGGACATGAGAACGACTGGGCGCAAGCCAACATCAAGTCATTCCCGCTGTTGCGCTACAAGCAAACAGACATTGAAGGCAGAACAGCGCCACCTCCACAACGCCTACAACCAGAACCACCGCCTGCGGGAACGATGGCGGCGGCTGGTATGGTGGCAGATGACATAAAAGGCATCATGGGCATCTTTGACCCAGCACAACTAGGTCAAGGCAATATCTCAGGTAAAGCATTAAATGGTCAGCAACAGCAAGTCGACCTGACTAACTACGACTACTACGACAACTTAACCCGTTCTATTGCCCATATTGGCAAGATATGTCTCGACTTAATCCCAAAGATTTACGACACAGCGCGTATCTTGCGAATCATTGGTGAGGATGGCAAGCCAGATATGTTGTCCCTAAACCAGCGCGATGCTGTCGGCAATATCTTGAACAACACCTCCATCGGTCAATACGATGTGGTGATGGAGACGGGGCCAGGCTACAACAGCAAGCGTCAAGAAGCCGTAGACGCAATGATGCCTCTGCTGTCTAAACCAGAACTGTTTAATGTGGCTGGTGACTTAGTGTTCCGCAACATGGACTTCCCAGGCGCTGACATCATTGCTGACCGCTTGGCGGCTATGAACCCAATGTCTCAGATTGATGAAAAGTCAGACATTCCGCCTCAAGTTCAGATGCAAATCGCGCAGGCTAAACAGCAAATGCAACAAATGCAACAGCAAATGGAAGCAATGACAACGCTTATCCAACAGCGCGGTGACATCGAGCAAGTCAAGCAAGACAACGAGACTAAGCGCGAATTGCTACGCCAAACCGCCAAGGCACACAACACCGAGACGATGGCAGAAGTTAAGGTCAACGACCAAAACACCCGCGCCATCACCTCGCAGAACAAGATTGAGATTGAAGCAATCACGGACTTGCTGTTACACCACATGGACACATCAAGGCTTAACGCTGAAATTGACAAACGAAATGCCGAACAAAACAAATCAATGCTTTTCGCGGCAGAAGATATAGCGCAAGGGGCTAATCCTTTGACACAGCAACAATAAAGTGGTAAATTTGCCACCAAACCTTACCAGTTAGGTTAACTGGGTAAATCCGTAGGGACAGCGATATGTCTGACAAAGAGGCTGGTCAAGTATTGACTAGCGAAAACTCGCAAGAGTTTTATGCAAATAGATTAGGTTTAGCCGACCAACCCGAAGTTGAGGCTGTGCAAGCAGAGCCAACAGAGGAAGCGGAACGGAGTGAACCAGAAATCGAGGAAAAAGAGCAAGAGGAAAAGCCTAAAGCGAATCCGAAACTCGAAAGACGATTTTCTGAGATAACCAAGCAACGCGAAGAAGCGCGAAAAGAAGCGCAACAAGAGCGTTCAGCAAGGGAAGCCTTAGAAGCCCGTTTAGCGGTTCTTGAGAGACAGCCAGCGCCACAAGCGCCTAAAGTTGATGAAGAACCACAACCCAGTCAGTTCAACGATGCGTTTGAATATGCGAAGGCTCTAGCAGAGTTCACAGCAGACAAGCGAATCGGTGAGATGCGAAAGCAAGACGCAGAGGCTAAAGAAGCGCTAGAACGCCAAAAGGTCATAGAGACTTGGGCAAGTAAAGTGCAACAAGCCAAAGCGTCTATGCCAGACTTTGATGACATAGTGGCATCTAGTGATGTGGTCGTAAATGATGACATTCGTGATGCAATTCTTGAGAGCGATGTGGGGCCACAAATCCTCTACCATCTGGCTGAGAATGACGATGTAGCAAAGCGCATAGCAGGGTTGAATCCTAAACAAGCGTTAAGAGAGATAGGAAAGTTAGAGGCAAGGTTTGAAGCAAAGGAAACAGCGCCACAAACCGCACCGATTACTCGAAGTAAAGCACCAGCGCCAATCCAACCGCTGAGAGGGTCTAACCCTGCTGATACGCCCATGTCCGCTAATGGCGAATGGCATGGAACATTTCAAGCATGGAAAGAGGCTCGCAGGGCGGGAAAGATTCGCTAAACCTAATCTTTTTTAAACTTTTAAGGAAATGAAATGGCAAATAATTTATTGACCATCTCGAAAATCACAAACGAAGCGTTGATGGTTTTGGAAAACGAACTCACATTTACGGGCGAGGTCGACCGCAATTACGATGACCAGTTCGCCGTAGTTGGGGCCAAAATTGGCGCAACTGTCAATGTCCGCAGACCAGGTCGTTTTGTAGGCGCAATCGGGCCGCAGTTAGTGGTGGAAGATTTTAATGAAACTTCTGTGCCAGTAACACTTTCGACTCAGTTTCAAGTGTCAACTCAGTTTACTACGCAAGATTTAGCATTATCTTTGGATATGTTCTCTGACCGCGTGTTGAAACCGGCCGTGGCCGCCATAGCAAATAAGATAGATAGAGACGGCTTGGCAATGGCTACCTTGCAGACCGCCAACATCGTTGGTACTGCTGGTACACCGCCAACTGGTTTGATTACCTATCTGACTGCTGGCGCTTACTTGGATAGCGAAGCCGCACCCCGCGATGGTCGCCGTTCATGTATCGTTGAACCCTTTACATCTGCAACTATCGTTGACAGTTTGAAAGGCTTGTTTGTTCCTAATGACAAAATTAGTGAGCAATACAAAAAAGGTTTGATGGGAACAGACAGCGCGGGTATGCGTTGGCGTCTTGACCAAAATATTGTGTCTCAGACCTTTGGTAACAACAGCACAACTACTGTGACTGGCTCTGTTGCAACTACTACTGCTACTGGATTCTTGACCTCTGGTTGGGCATCTTCAAGCACTATTACTGTTACAGCCGCTAACACTGGTACTTTGAACCTCAACGCTGGTGATACTTTCACTATCGCTGGTGTGTTTGCTGTCAACCCACAAAACCGCCAAGCCTATGGCTCTAACAAGTTGCGTAACTTCGTTGTGAAAACAACTGTTGCTATCGCTTCTGGTGCTTCTGGCTCTGTCGTTGTGTCTCCTGCTGTGATTACCGCTGGTCAGTTCCAGAATGTGTCTATCCCGACAACTTCTGCTACCGCCGCTATCACTCAGTTCAACAGCACAGGAACTGTGTCACCACAGAACATCATCATGCACAAGAACGCATTTACAGTGGCCATGGCCGACTTGGAATTGCCAGAAGGTGTCCATTTTGCTGGTCGCGCTAGTGATAAAGATATAGGTTTGTCTTTAAGAGTAGTACGCCAGTATACAATTAACAATGATAGTATTCCAACCCGTTTGGATGTTCTATACGGCTGGGCCCCCCTCTACCCTGAGTTGGCTTGCCGCGTTGCCGCTTAATCATTAACTTTTTTTAAGGAATAAATATCATGGCAAATCCAGGCCCAGCAAGTACAGTAACAATTCACCCAAGCAATTTGGCAACGAACCAAGCGATTCGCCTTTTGGCTTTCGCTAGTGGTGTGCCAATCTCCGCTACTGGTGATTCAAGCGTTACTCTTCCCGTTTTCAATACCAGTTCTTACAGCATCCAGAATGTAGCCATTACCAACGCAAACAAAGATGTTAGCGGCGGCGCATTGGCTATTTGGACTGCACCAGCAGGAACAGGTACTGAAGTCGTTACTAACGCATCGTTGACTAGCAACACTTCTTCTGCTTATGTGACTAACGCCACAGTAGTAGCAGGAACAAAGACTACTAACTTGTCAGCACAAACCTTGTATGTAAAAGTTGGCACAGCCGTTTCTGGCGGTACTGTTGACATCTTTGTTTACGGGTACGATTTCTCCGAGTTTTAATCGGGGATAAATAGAGAGAAGCCATCCTCACAAGGGGTGGCTTTTTTCGCTTTTAAGATACAATTAACCCATTCTTTTAAGGAATAACCATGTCATCTACGACTGTCACCCGTGGCAACATTCTCGAAGCGTTTGTTATTGCCCCTTCACTCACTCCCGCAGTTTTAGTTACTAGCACCACCCAATCATTGCAAGCCTTTCCTATTGCTGGATTAAAAGCAAGCGATATTGTGTATTTCATGCAATATGCTGGTAATCAAACTAAAGATATTGCCATTACTAACTGCGATATAACTGCTGACAATAGTCTGACAGTACAGTTTCAGAACACTTCTGGCGGTGCTACTGCGATTACGCCTGCGGCTGGTACTTACTACTTTAAAGTGGTACGCCCAGATGGAACGCCACCAGCAACTAATGCGGCTTAATCATGGCTGGCTCATCTGTTCTTAGAACTGCTGGTCAAACAGTAGCGTTATCAGTTACTTCTACCGCACACGCGGCGGTTTTGATTGATGATGCTACCAACGACCAAGTGAACTACACATCTTTCCTTAATACGGGTGCAAGCCCTATTGCGGTGAAGTGGGGAACGACCGACCCAGGCGCGCCCGTCTTTCCTGTTGATGGAACAAATGGAGACTTTGTTTTGCCTGCTGGCATGACAAGACCTTTAATTGTTGCAACACCAGTTACCCCATACTACTTAACAGCAAAATCTAATTCTGGTACTGCTGGCATTTTGTATGTAACACCCTCTGTTTATCAGAGTTAAGGCATGGCAAACCCTGCCAATTCTGTTCTGCAAAATCTA